TGAGTTCATCCAGGGTGAGCGCACGCGCCATTATGAACCTTCGATCAAAATAAGATTGCGGATTGTGACGGTGAAACTCTTTCGCTGTGCATACCAGCGGTCTTGTGGCTGATTAGGCCAGATCATTTTTCCCTGAAATGTTTCAAAGGTATCGTCATCCAGCTTCGTGTTGATATACACATCAGCCGATGCGCCTGGGCAGAATGTTTTGAGCTGGTTGTATTCCGCAATTGAAAGTATCCCAAAGGTCCAATCAGCCACCGGTGAGCCAATTCCACGCGTGCCGCCATTGCCCTTATTGTTCACGCGGGCATAAGGCAAATAAGATGACTTTGGATCCAGAAGAGGAGTGGTCAGTTGATCGAGTGATGTCATGCTTGATGTTGTGCCGATCATGAAACTCGAAGCCATTATGCGCCTCCCAGTGCACCGATGATAGTGTTCATCATTTGCTCATTGTTCGCATCGATCATGCCCCTCACCTGTGAAATGTTCAGCCCGCTTGCAAACTGCATGGTGATATTCTGCTGCTGCGAATTCGAGAGCTGGTTCACCGGTCTTGCCATGGCGTTTGCGATCGCGTCCGCGCTCATGGCTCTTGCCAGCCCCAGCTGATATCCCTGTGCGCTGAACTTTCCCAATTCCATGAACGCTTTCGATGGCGAGCTGATTCCCAAAGTTCGCTTGATCGCATCCAGCGCAGATTTGCCAGCCTGTGCCGCCACCAGGATCAACGAAGGAATTCCCAAGAGCATCCCATTGGCAATCCCCAGGGTGATGTACTTCCCCACCTGGCTCCAGTTTGTCTTGGTAAACACATCCGAGATATAGGAGACCACTCTGCCCAGTGCGGTCTTCATCCATTCCATGAATCTTCCCCAGGCATCCTGGATGCCAAACAGTTTCTGGAAAACATTATTGATGTGATCCACCAGGGTCTGAAACGCTTCCTTCAAATACGCCATCGCGCCGGCTGTATCGCCTTTCAGGAATGCAGTGAACGCCTTCCAAATATTCGTCCAGAACTTGACCGACGTATTGAACGAATCCCGGATAAACAGGAAGTTCGTTTTCCAGGCAACCGCAAAGATGCCCGCAAGTAAGGTCAGCGAAGCGATCACAGCCATCACAGGCAACAATGCCGTAAATATCGCCCCGATCGCCGGGACCAACGCAGCCCAGATCGTGCCCGCCGTCCCTGCAATCGCTCCATTCAAGCCCAGCACCGCCGCGCCCACAGGACCAGTTGAGATTCCCAGGAACGTCAGCACTTTCACTACAATGGCTGCAGCTGCAACCAGCTTCACAAAACTGAAGATCAAACCAATAATGCCACCTGAAAGCGGGTTGAAACTGTTGGTGGTCATTTTGAGCATTGGCAACAAACTTCCAAAAATCATCAATAACGGTCCGATCACTGCCACCAGCAGCACAATCACCACGATCACCTTCCGCACAGGTTCTGGCAGATTGGAGAACGCGTTGATCGCCTTTGCAATGAAGTCCAATATTGCTTTGATATCATCCTTGAATGGTTCGATCGCAGCGATCGCTGCGGTTTCAAAAGCGCTCTTGATATTCTCAACTGAACCCGTCAGACCCTCCATCATCGAAGCTGCCAGTCCAGCCGCCGCACCGGTCTTATGAACTGCTTCATACATTTGGTCATAGGCATCCACGCCCTGCATCAGAACGAGATTTGCTGCTCGGATCGCATCACTTCCAAACAAAACGCCTAAAGCCCTATTGCGCTCCATATCATTAAGACCGCCAAGAGATGCGGTAAAAAGTCTTATTAGCTCCCTCATTGATTTCATTTGACCTGCAGCGTTGTAAATTTCAATGCCATATTGCTGCATGATTTCTCGTTGATTTTTTGAAGGAGTCTCCAATGCCAAGAACATCTGTTTTAAGCTGGTGCCTGCATCGCTTCCCTGAATTCCAGCATTTGACAACATAGCTATAGATGTAACTAGCTCATCGATCTTCAAGCCCGACATTGCAAACACCGCTGCAGACATTTGAAGCGAATCTGCCATCTCATTGACTTCTGCTGTGGATGCCAGTGCTGCTGCAGCTAACAAGTCTGCCACCTTCACAGCCTCGCTTCCCTCTAGGTTGAAGGCGTTCAACGCATTTGCTGTGACTCGTGCTGCTTCCGCATTGCTTAATTGTCCTGCCACACTCAGTTGCAAAACACCCCGTACAGCATCCAGCACTTCTCCCACGCTCAATCCTGCCTTCGCAAGTTCTGCCATCGCATCCGCTGCATCTGCAGCCGATGTGCCTGGCAGGGTCAGGTCTGCTCCCAGCTCCCTGGCTTTATCGGATAATTTTTTCATCTCCTCGCCGGTTGCCCCGCTCACAGATTTCAAGATATTCAGATTCTGTTCGAACTCCCTGAAAATATCAAAAGCCTTCTTTCCTGCAATGAGCACCGGCACCGTGAAAGCCGCGGTCATGGTTGCCCCCACCCTCTTCATCGAGGCGCCGATGCTCTCAATGCTCCGGCTTGCGCTTGGTGCTCCAAAGATCAATTGCTGCAGGCTGCTCTTGGCATTATTAATGCCAGACACAAAGCTGCTTGAATCAAGCGAAACTTTCCCGTAGGCTGAGCCTAATTGAATTGCCACGGCGTCTCCTAACAAAAAGCACCCGATAAAAGGATTCTTTGCAAATCCGTTTTATCAGGTGCTCATGTCTGACAGTGCCCATTACTAGAACGGGCGTGCAAAATTTATATCGCAATCTTAAGTTATCACTTCGTTTTGGTCAAGAGTTCGTTTTATTTGGTTTACCTGATCACATCCTATGGTCCAGGAACAAAAGTTCGAAACACCCCAAAGCTCACCAGGCCGTGTCTCAGGTCAAATTTTCGCAGCACGGCGTTCCTGGACCGCGCCAGGGGGCACGGCGCTCATTTGAAACCTTATTCCGAAGCCTGCTCCAAAGTGGCACCTGCTTCCCTGCTAATAGTGGTCCCACTCGGGCTATAGAAGACACCGCCCAGCTGCACGATATTCCGGCTGGCACTGGCTACAGTCTCGAGCAAGACTTGATTTATCACTGAGCTCACCTGGCTGCCATTTTCTGTATTGCCAATCGTTGTCAGAATGGACAGATCATCAATCAACTCTAGCGCTTCCTTTGGCGCGTCGATCTTCTTGAGAAAATCCTGCATTGTCTGGAAAGCCGTATCTTTCATAGCATCCAAAAACTCTGCAGGAAACGCTGGAGCTTCAGGTAAGCAGTACTTTTGCTGCTCTACAAGAAACTGGGGTCTGTCGGCTTTGCTCAGATAGTCAAGTACATCTTTGTCCGGGTGTTCCACCATTTCCTTTATGAGCTCATCAGCTTTATTGTTATTAGTATTCGTTGACATGATTATCTCCTTACTGGTTGATAGATTTTTTTGATCAATTTCTTTCGTGAAGCTTCGTGCGTGCTGTTCTGATCTTCTGCGATCGCAGTTGCAAGACCATCACGCACGCAAGACACAATCCCCCAGCTGCTCCCCTCCCCCTCTCAGTCGAGATGCCCATTCACCGCACCTGTCCGAGCGCACGCAAATTCCGGGGGAGGTTTCTCGCGGTTAAAATTTGGGGGACTTTTCTCGCGGCTAAAAAACATTCGTTCCATAATTGCTTGATTTACCCTGCGTGCACACGTGCGTGCGTGCGCTTCCTGGGACGTTTGCAGGGCAAGCCCAAATAAACCGCAGTGGGGGAGGGCATCTCAGTGAGATGTTGCTTTGGTAATTGATTTTTAATATCCAGCCTGCCCCCTTCAGGCTGGATGCTAGGTCTCCCGGGTACTCCTAGCGGGAGACTTTTGCACGTACGTACAATTGCGATGCCCGTGTCATTACTGGCTATGCTCATCACACAGCTGCACAATGAACGGTTATTCGGTTGTTAATGTACTGATTACTTTGGTTATGAGTAAAGAGTAAAAATAAATCGCCGAGTGGCGAAGCTTTCTCATAACTTTGGTTATCAGTATACCCGAACAAAAAGGCACCTGTCAAGTGCCAGGCGCCTTTTACTTTTGCAATTTCCGTCTAGGATCGTTCTTGCTCATGCCCTTTGTGTGCTTCAAATATTCAGCAACAGATTTTTTCGAGACAAGCCAGGCACGACCAAACCGCACCCCCTCCAATGTCTTATTTCTCACCATTGTGGGGATCCGTTTCACATGAAAGCCCAATTTCTTCGCGGCTTCCCGTGTAGTCATAAAGTCATTGAGATCAGGCATAGTTTGATCAGAAATTTTATTACTGGCGGACCGATCGATTGTTTGTGTAAAAATTGTCATGGTCATTTACTCCATTCAACCACGATAATCTTCACACCGCGTATCGAAACAGTGCCCCCACAGAGGGGCAATGTGTTCCGCGGTGAAAGAATATCTTTGATGGGATAGGTATAGAAAATTCTTGCTGTATTGTAACCGAGTTCAATTCTAGTTACGTATTTCAGAAGTCCGCTTTTGATATCACGGATCGAGCCACTCTCTTGAAGACGTGAAAGCTGCTCACGCCAGGCAGCCAGGATGATATCCATGGCTTCAGGTGTAATCTCCATCTGGGCCGTTTCCAGGTCCGTGCTTAACTGATCGATTTTGCTTTTGACCTGGGCTCGTTCAGCCTCGCGAATGGCAAGCCGATCCTGAGCAGCCGGTGAGCCGGTTTTTTCGATCGTGTTCAAATTTCTCTGTATGGCGATCTCAAGATCTTCGAGCCGGCGCTGTTCAGCTTTGATTTGCCGTTCTATCATATCCGTAGAATCCAATTGCTTTTTCGTTTCTGCGATCACATTTGATAGGTATCCGGGAGTCAGGATCTTATTCACGACAAAAGCCATAATAGCCGTTTCTGCATTGTGCGCTCCAACTCGTTTGGATTTGCAGGCTCCAGCTCCATGACGGCCACGTTTTCCGCAGATGTAATATGGCCAGGGTTGTTTTCCGACATCGGCACTATAAGTCACCATCGCGCCGCATTCGATACAATAGGTAAAACCTGAAAGAAGTGATGGATGACCCACGCGCCGCGGATGATTTAAATGCCCACCCAATTTGTGCAAGGGATGATCTTCAAAGCGCTTCTGAATGTTCTCCCAAAGCTCCCAGGTAATCAAAGGTTCATGGTGATCTGGTACCTCCAGTGATCCGCTCTTGCCTATTCCAAGATAGGCTTTATTCTTGAAAAAGCTATGCCACGAATTGGCACTAGTATATAGTTTTCCATGTGTGGCTTGAGTGATTTCTCTATAGGACTTCCCTTCTGCACGGAGCTGCCAGGCGACCTTTACGTACTCACTCAAAACAGGATCAGGCTCCCACTTGCTGACTACGCGTGGCGTACCATCACGCTTTTCTCCGATGGCAACTTTGATAGCTACATAGCCGCGTGGTGGGACACCTGGAGCATAGCCTTTGGTGACAAGGGATTTCAGTGCTCGCTTTACATCCTTCGATGTTTGGCGACGTTTCTCTTCGTTCGCCAGGCTGATGATCGTCTCGACGATCTTGCCGGCAAAGTCATCATGTGGGATCTGGTCTGTGAGGGAGTGAACAATCACGCCGCGTTTATTCAGGGTCGCTTTATAAAAGACAAAGTCATTATAGTCACGTGCGAATCGAGCGAAGTTCCAAATCAAGATGGCTCCAGGGCGAGTGGCTTTATCCTGGCTGAGATCGATCATGGATATAAACTCATGGCGCCCAACCGCACTACCACCCGATCTGGCTACATCCCGAAAGCTCTTCATCAAGACAAGATGGTTTCGTTTGCAATATTCTTTGACCTCATGCTCCTGTTGATCTATGCTTTGTTCTTGTGAGGAACCTCCACTATCCCGAAAATATGCCCAAACTTGTGTACCTGCGGAAAGACTTGGTGGAGGAGCGGAGTAATTATCCATTGCTTTTCCCTTGCGGATTTGGAATGAGCACACCATTGACGTACACCAAAACACCCTGCTCTAACAACTCCTGAATGACATTATATAGACTTTTAGAGAGCAGAGGCAATGCCGCTTGTTGTGCAGCTTCAAGGCTGGGATATTCATTCCCAGGTCTTTCTTCGATGCTGAAGGTCTTCTTCTCTCTTGGCATTGCCTAATGACTTATCTTGATAAGCGGTTAGCTCTTGCAGCTCCAACTTCATCGGGAATGCGCGGATCCGGATGACATATCCCACAAACAACATTCCCGCCTGGTCCAACATACCAGGCCACACTTTGGCATGCACTACAGGGATTTTTAGGCAATAAATCCGGATTTTTCCTAATTTC